TTTTTTGGATACTATGGCGGCATTAATGCAATTAGTAACTTGTCGACTTATGGCATGTACGCAGATGATTCTACTTTTGAGGTTATTCCAGCGTGGCAGAATAAAATGCAGGCCATGGCCTACGAAGACACCATTTATACAAGAAATTCTCACTATTCATACGAAATTAAAAATAACAAGTTGAGATTATTTCCTGTGCCTCAGGATATCAGCCCAGATAATCTTTACGTGGAGTTTACCTTGGCTACTGACCCATGGGACGAGAGTGAGTCATCGCGAGCATCAGGCACAGAGGGCGTCAATAACTTAAATACCTTGCCGTTTGGCAATCTTCCCTACAAGAGCATCAATAGTATTGGCAAACAATGGATTAGAAGATTCGCACTATCTCTATGCAAAGAGATGTTAGGGCAAATTAGAGGTAAATTCGCGACAATACCAATCCCAGGAGAAAGTGTAACATTAAATCATTCCGAATTATTGTCCCAAGCCAAAGAGGAACAAAATGCCCTCCGTGAGGAGCTTAAAACTGTGCTTGACGAGCTTACATATCCCAAGTTGGTTGCTAGCGACTCTGAGATGATGGATAATACAAACAAGATCATGCAGAATGTTCCTTATAACATATATGTTGGGTAAATAAATGTCGAATGAAAACAAATGGTCACAACCTACTGCTCCACCACCGCCTCTTTTTATAAACAAGAAAGAGCGCGATTTAGTAAAACAAGTTAACGATGAAATTATTGAGCGCGTCGTCGGCCAGCAGGTTGTTTACTACCCAATTGATATCGACGCTTCAAACTTTCATCCGATTTATGGCGAGTCGATCTCCAAGGCCTTTGCGCCCCCGATAAGAGTTTACGCTTTGGTAGAGTGGGAGTCATATCAAACCAACCACCAGGCTTACGGCATGGACAGAGACGCTGAGATAACTATTCATTTTCACAAGAGAAGATTAACGGAAGATCAAGATTTGTTTGTTCGAACCGGCGACTTCGTGCAATATGGCGACATTATATATGAGATTGTCACTTTATCTGAGCCTAAGCAGTTATTTGGCCAGGTCGATCATCGCTATGAGATATCTGCGAAGTGTGTGAGGGCACGAGAGGGGACGTTCAATGGGCTACAATAAAGAAAAAGATTACAGCTACACAGAAGTTGATGATCCCTCTGTCGTTAAAGAGGATATAATTTACCCTTCAACCTTGGAGGATATCGACACAGCTCTTTATAATTATATAAAATCTCTGAATATATATGTTGACGCGAATACCGGCCGAAAAGAGGTACCAGTGACGTGGGTATCAGCCGAGCGCTCCTTCCAAGTCAAAAATAATCCGGACTTAAGAGATGCGAACGGCGTTTTTATATTACCGTCAATCATGATTGAGAGAACCAATATAAACAAGGACATGTCGAGAAAAGGCGGCGTTTTTGGTAACATAGCCCAGCCCGGCGACGGCAAGCGTGGTCGGATTGAAATTGCTCGTCGTATTGTTGCAGATAAGACGAGCGACAACGCCAATGCAGTATCGAAGCGTCTTTACGGCCAGTCGACAAATAAATTTAAAAACACCAAAGTTGTATACGAAACGATCACTGTGCCGATGCCAATGTATATCGATGTTGAATATAATATAAGCATTAGATCTGAGTATCTGCAGCAAATGAACGAAATGACAACTCCATTTCTCAATGCTGGGTTGGGCATAAGCTATGTTCCTTTACATCACAATGGTCATACTTATGAGCTGTTTTTACAGGACAGTTATAGCGCCAATAACAACGTTTCTTCTCTGGCTCAGGAAGAAAGAAAATATGAGACCAAATTAAACTTTAAAGTTTTAGGATATATTATAGGAGTTGATAAGAATGACGATCTCCCAAAAATAGAAACTAGGCAAAATTTTGTTACCGTTAAAATAGGCAGAGAAAGGGTAATTACTGGGGACTCGCCGGAAATGGTCGTAGACGGGCGTCTAACAGACTATAGAGACTAAGTAAAATTACTATTCGACTTTTTTAACACTATTTAATAGAGAAAACTTAGGTTTGCCTTTAAAGGAGAGCACGTATATGTCCGTCAAGAAGTATAAATTCATTTCACCAGGCGTTTTCATCAATGAAATTGATAATTCTGCCTTGCCAGCCAGCCCGGCCAATATTGGCCCGCTGGTTATTGGCGCCACTCGCAGAGGCCCAGCCATGCGCCCTGTCAGAGTCGACTCTTTTTCGGAGTTTATTGAAAAGTTTGGCACACCAAACGCTGGTATCCCCCCGCAGGATGTCTGGAGAAACGGTGCCGGCATCCTCACAAGTCCCACTTATGCTTCATATGCAGCACAAGCCTGGTTGCAGAATAATTCGCCTATCACTGTTGTGCGTCTCCTTGGCGAAGAACACTCAGAGGCGGCCACAGCAGGATATGCTGGCTGGGCAACGGAAAAGCAGTTTGCCACCGCGCAAGGCATCGCTCACCAAGGCGGCGCTTACGGCTTGTTTATTTGTGCTTCATCTTCTACAGATGCCACCATCGGCGCGGACCTGACGCCCTCCACCGGCGCATTGGCTGCAATAGTTTACTGCAACAGCGGCTCTGCCCTGCGATTGTCTGGCACCGTGCGCGCCAGCGGCTCGGCAGCCGTGGTGTGCTCCGAAACGACGGCCTCTGCAGGCGTGATGATGTACAGCCAGGGCAGCAATCACACATTTACTCTAGAAGTCATATCTGGCACGGATCCTAGTGTGGATGTGGAGAAGTTTGCTGTCAACTTTGATAGAAACAGCCAAGAATATATTCGAGAGGTTATGAGCACAAATCCGGCCGCAACGAATGCAAGTGTCACCACAGCGGCCAAAGCTTATTGGCTGGGCGAAACATATGACCAGTTCTTAGAAGACACCGTCGGCACCGGCGGCGATGGTCACGTGGAAGCAGCCGGCGGCAGTTTGGGCATCGTTCTTCAGTTGTCGAATGGTTCGCTAGCTTTCGGTAACAATAAGTACGCCCATCGCCCGGCCCAGTCTGGCTGGGTTATCAGCCAGGACATGGGCGCGTATTCTGCATTTAATGCCCGCGCACAAACAAAGCTCTTCAAGCTTCACTCTCGCGGCGCAGGCTCGTACGAAATGCACAACCTCAAGGCAAGCATCGAAAACATCAGAGCGCCTAAAAACAATGCGAATCCATGGTCGACGTTTACGCTATCATTAAGAATGCTGAGCGACAACGACGGCAAGATTCGCGAGGTAGAGCGATATACAAATCTGACTTTGAATCCCAATTCAGCGAATTACATTGCCAGTAGAATTGGCGATAAGTACATTGAGTTCGATAGTGTTGAAGGCCGGAACAAAGAGTACGGACAGTATGATAACGCATCTGAGTTTGTTCGTATTGAGATGCATGCGGATATCGAAGACTCAGGCCCGCCGAGTCCCGCCATGGCGCCTTTTGGCTTCTATGGCCCCCCAAGGTTCAAGGGATTTTCCCTTGTGGGCACCGGATCCGGGCCATCCATCGGCGAGTTCCAAGTCTTTGGCGACAGCCACACCCCGGACGGCGCCACCGGCGCAGGTACCGCTTACACCAATGCCGGCACCACCGATCTTCCGTTGCGATCGCTCGCCGATGCCGTTTACCATTTAACTGGAGCCGTCACAACAACATCTGGCACCCACGATCTTACTGCGTCGTTCTTGTTCCCCACTATCGCCATGAGGCTTTCTTCTTCGGACAACCCATTGCCTTCAAATGCAACTGCCTTCCATGGCATGAGGACTCATCGCTCAGCCAGCAGCCTCTATGATGAGAGCATGGTCGATCTCCTGAGGGGTCTTCCGGACCGCCTGCTGAACTCGGACGGCGCGGAGATGGTCTTTTCTGACGAGGGCTCTCTCGGCGCCAATCTTGAGATCCCTCATATATTTACGCTTGATGACGTCATCTCAGGGTCTAATGCTCTGGGGGTATCTGATACCGTGAGTCATGCGTACGTTTCGGGCTCCCGTATAGCTGGCTTGTCGATCTCAGCGGATCAAGACGGTCATACGAAGGGCGCGCTAACCAGGACAGGCTGGGAGGCGACGATTCTGTATGGCGCTGATGCATTCACATTCCCATTATTCGGAGGCTCCGATGGCTTGAACATTAGAGAAAAGGATCCCTTTGGCCACCATGTCGTTAATGGGCAGACTGAAAAGTCATCCTACGCTTACAATACTGTAAAGCAGGCCATCGATATATGTTCAGATCCAGAAGATGTCGAATACAACCTCGCTGTCGCGCCAAATATCAGGTCGGCAACGCTGACGCAGCACCTCATCGACACTGTTGAGGCCCGCGCCGACGCCATGGCAATTATCGATGTCGAGTCTGATTACACGCCGGCAGCAGAGGATGTAACCAGCTACAAGGCACGCCTAGGCGACGTTAACAACGCGGTCAAGCTGATGAAAGATAGAAATATTGATTCTAGTTTTGCTGCAGCATATTACCCATATGTGCAGATCGTCGACAAGCTATCAAACAACAAGCTGTTCATGCCGCCCTCGGTAATAGCTCTGGGTGTCATGTCGAACTCTGAGAGAAAATCAAGCGTCTGGTTCGCGCCAGCTGGTTTCAACCGCGGTGGCCTTTCTCAGGGCGCAGCAGGTCTGCCTGTTGTGAACGTCACGCAAAAGCTTTCGAAGAAGGACAGAGATGATTTGTACGATGCTAATATTAATCCAATCGCGTCGTTCCCATCCGAAGGTCTCGTCGTGTTTGGACAGAAGACGCTTCAAGCGACACCGAGCGCGCTCGACAGGGTAAATGTCAGAAGACTGCTCATCTTCCTTAAGAAGAAGATATCAAGAATTGCGAACAGCGTTTTATTTGACCAGAATAGCAAGGTCACTTGGAACCGATTTACTGGCCAGGTCGAGCCGTTCTTGAAAAGCGTGAAAGCTGGCATGGGCCTCGAAGACTATCGAGTAGTCTTGGACGATACAACTACGACGCCAGATTTGGTTGACAGAAACGTGCTATACGCTAAGATTTTCTTGAAGCCAGCGAAATCGATTGAGTACATTGCAATCGACTTCAACATTACGAATCAAGGTGCTGCCTTCGATGACTAACAAAAACACGGGACGAATTTATAATCGTCCTACTATTTACAATACACCAGTACGATAGGGTACAAACAGGAGATCACTCAGATGGCATTTTGGTCAAGTACAAATTTAGGGCAGCCGGAGCCCAAAAGAAATTATAGATTTCTAGTCTATGTCGGCGGCTTTGAGCCTTGGGTGGCAAAGAAAGTTACAAAGCCTTCTTTTTCAGTTTCTGAGAGTGAGCATACTTACATCAATCATAAGTTTTATTACCCCGGCCGCGTCGAGTGGAACACTGTTGATGTTACGTTTGTCGATCCAGGATCTCCTGACACAACCCAGAGCGTTTATGATATTTTGATTAATAGTGGCTATTTCCCTCCTGAGACTTCTAGCGATGTCATCACCATGTCCAAAGGCGCAGCCGTCGCGGCCCTGGGTGACATAAGAATCCAGATGCTTGGAGATCAGTTCGCCGGCGGCGAGAGCGGTAACTCGACCGGCGAGCCCCTCGCTACAGGCGGTGAAGTATTAGAAGAGTGGATGCTCTATAATGCATGGTTAAAAGAAGTCAAGTTTGGCGACTTGGATTACACCAGCGACGATCTTGTTGAGATCACCATGACGATGAGATATGACTACGCTAAGCTAAATGCCCACAACTTGACCGGCCTGGTCAGGACGAAGCCGCAAGCATTCTCTACTTTGCCGGGGACCCTAATCGTCGGTAACTAATCGTCGGCTAATAGCTAAAAATCATTTAAAACAAAGAGGTATAAATGGCTAGAAATAATAAGAACAGGACGGGCGCCAGCTCCGCACAAGAGGCGCCCGTCGCAGCTGTTCAACCGACCGGTCAAGTTGACAACCCAGTTGGCTTGACTTTTGTCGTTCCTACGGAGCATGTTGACTTGCCTTCTAGGGGCATGTTTTACGCAGAGGACCATCCTTTGCACGGGCAAGAGACTATAGAGATCCGCCATATGACAGCAAAAGACGAGGAGATTTTGACTTCTCGTACTTTGCTCAAGAAAGGCATCGCTATTGATCGTCTGCTTCAATCACTTGTTGTTGACAAGAGGATAAAAGTTTCCGATCTTTTAATTGGCGATAAAAATGCTATTTTGGTCATGACCAGAATGCTGGCTTACGGTGCTGATTATTCAGCTAAGATTTCATGTCCAAGCTGCGACGAGGCTTCGGTCTTTAGTTTTAACTTGGCCGCAGGCAAAAATGTCCACCCCGATTCAATCGATGAGCCAGAGATAGAAGGGTTTACTAGGGTTGACGATGTTACTTTTGCGTTTGTTTTGCCGAGAACCCAGGTCCTGGCTCAAGTTCGCTTGTTAACTGGCGATGACGAGAACTATCTTTCAAAGGTTGTGGAAAGTCGCAAAAAGCAAAAGCTCTTAGGTCATCTAGGCGACTCAATTCTGACAGAGCAGATGAAGCGCGCAATCGTAACTCTCAATGGTGTTACAGACCGCGGCCAAATTAATCAATTTGTCATGAGCATGCCGGCAGCTGACGCCCGTCACTTTCGATCGGTTTACAGTA